AGTTGGTATGTGTAGTTTAAAGTTTCTTGCTTGTCCTTGAGTATTTTCAGGATTTGCACTATCATAAGGTTCTAAAGCAAATTTCTCACCATAGAAAAAATCAATAGTCTGATTTGTATAATGTATAATTGATATTGCTTTTTGTTCTTCAGCGGTTACAACCATTTTTTCACCAAAAGAATTATAATAATAAACATCATCTGTCGATGTTTGACCATTAGATGAATTATATCCAAGATACTCTTTTGTTCCAATATAATTTATTGACCCAAATTTATCATACCCATTAAATTGAGTTGGGAAAAGTCCTGCTGGATTTTCAGTCCAAGGAATGTTCATATTCCAAACTTTAACATCAAACTGATCCGTATCACAAATAGATTCAAAATCAATTACATTTCTATCCCAATGTGGTTCAGGTGTGAAACTATCATAAAATGGAACCATTTGGGCCGGATATATTAAAGTTCTTGCTAAACAATCGGAAGATAAGTCACTAAAATCTGGTGTATTTCTATCTAACGTAAGTTTATTCTCACAAACTGCAATAATTTTATAAGTTAAAATAGAAAAACAACTATAAACCTCCATATTACAGTCAGGTGGTGGCGGTAATGGACACTGAGCACTTGGTGTTGGAGTAAAACAAGGTGTTTGAGTTGGTGTTGGTGTTGGTGTTGCCGAAGAACAAGGGTCTGTTGATGACGGTGTCGGTGTTAACGTAACGGTTGGTGAATTACTTACAGATGGTGTTGGTGTTGGTGTTGGCAAATTAACACAACTACAGTTTGTTGTTGCTCTACCATCATAGTATATCGTTATAAAATCACCAACTTGTGGTGTATTGTTATTTTGTGAATTACAATCAAGTCTTTCAACATTTATTTCATTTATACCAATTAATGACGACATTCTAACAACATAATTTGGTGTTGTAACATATTGGTTATTAACTAACGCTTTCCATTCTATTGTCGACGCTGAAGTAATGCCAGAGAAAAATCCTCTCATTGCGGCTCTGTTATAAACGGGATCTACGGTGGAATCCATAAATGGTATTCCAAATATGTTAGTCTGCCCTTCATCAACCAAATATGGATACTTAACATATTGTCTATTTGATTCAGGAACTCCAGATGAATTTTGAGCGTTAAATTGTGGTTCTAAAATCAAGCTATTTGTTTGATTATAAGTGGTAGGTAATTCATTATATGAAACTTCACTATCACCAATGGTAAAATATACGATATTAAATTTACCCTCAGATAATCTTTGTCTACCTGTATCAGTAACTCTAGTATTTACTAACCCCGACGTATTTTTAAGTATGTATGCCATTTAAATGATAAATATTGTTTTATTTAATTTTTTGTTGGAACAGGGTTTATAAATTTTATTTTACAACACTTACAATTATTTATTACAGCATTACTGATATATAATTGGTAATTAGGAATTGCATCTTCACAATATCCTGTTGGGTCGTTTATTATTTGATTTGTCGTAAATCCTGTTATCGTTTGATTACTTCCTATTGTTAAATTATTAAGGTATTGTAGGTTTTGTTGAGCAATATCAATTGGTCCATCCGCGGTACAAGGTCCTGATAATGGTATCACACTACTTGTTGTATTATAAAGTGTCATTACTCCATAACCATCTATTGTTGTTATGTTATTATATGTTGGGGCTGGACTTAATGTTGTTGGATAATAACTAAAGTTTGATGTCATATTCAAATTGAATGATATCGTAACACCTGCCGGTAATGTCGGTGCCGTAACCACAAATGTATCATTTATCGTATTTACCGATAATGTTAGGAAATATGTCGTTGATGGTGTTGAGGTAATTTGTATTGTCGTTGTACTACCTACAACATTATTAGAATCCTTAACAAATACGTCATAATATCCTGGTGCTAAATTTAAAAATATTGGAGATGTTTGATAGGTTATTCCCCCATCTATTGAATATTGATACGGGGCCGTTCCTCCAATAGCACTAACAGAAATACTCCCATCGTTTTCACAAAGAGCGTTATTTTTTGTCACACTAACAGTCACTAATTGATTTACTGAACATTCTCCCGACAAAACTGTCATTTGTAATACTTCACCAGTACCATAAATTACCCAATTACTTAATGGTGGTGCTGAAGGATCATTATTAACCAAACTAATATTTGTACCGGGATATCCTGTGAATGTCCATTGGTTTGGTGTTGATCCTGTATTCCAATACATGAAATATTGACTATCAAGAGATGTCCAAGTTGGTTGACCATTAAGGTCATTCGTTGGTAATACCTCTATTTGTAGTTCTTGTGATAGGTATCCAAGTTCATTACTCCTAATAACTAATGAAACACATAATGGTCCATAATCGGTAGGAACCACAGGTATCTCACAAGGCCCGACATAAGATTCCGTTATTTGATATAGTGTTGAGGCCGAAACTTGCCAAGTAGATCCTGATGGGTATAAATCGCCATTATCTAACAAATAAGAATAGAAGGTTCCGTTTTGACATTCCATTGATTGACAGAATGACCAATATTCGTATTGTGGTTGCCATATAACATACCCTAAAGTAGTTACCCCATATGTTAAAATGTAATAAGGTTTACCATTTCTCACTCCTTGTGGTTGTGATGTTATATAAACAACATTCTCTTCAACTATACCTGAAACCACAAAACACATTGCAGAATAAACTATTGTTTCTGCTGTTAACACACAGGTCGTAACTTCGGTGAAGTCCCCATAATAATCCGTTACCGTTGCGGTATAACTACCAACACTTAAGTTTGTTAATGCCGGAGCATAACTACCTACTTCCCAAAATACTGTATATGGTGGTGTTCCACCAGTTATTAAAAGAGTTGTGGCTCCATCATAAGAAAATATGCTGGTTGGTTGTTGTGTTAAACATTGTATTTTCATTGGGAACAACGTTATTACATCACATTCGTTTGTTGGTTTTACCGTTGGTAATGTTGGTGGACATTGATTGTTTTCACATATGTCGGTTACCTTTAACGGTATATTAGATTCCGAATCAAATTGGGGATATATTCTACTACAAAGATTATATGTTAATCCGGATATTAGACTTTGAACAACGATATTGTTATCGCAATCAACATATGTAACATCGGTATTTTCAGATTGGGTTTTTATAAAATAACAATAACATAATCCCGAACAAGTTGTCCCACTATCAATTGTTATTTCTTCTGTTGGGACACATTCTATCTCACCAATATTTAAAACATAAAAACAACCGCTTGGACTTGTTATTCCAGTAGTTTCAATATAAGCAAAACCTGAAGTATATGCGGTTAAACCACTATAGTTTGAAACTATTGGTTCTGAATTACCATTAACAGGATAAAGTATGTAACAATTTTCTACCATCTTATTAGATAAATAATCAAATATTTGATTTTTGGAGATATGATTTCATATTCTCAATATATTTTATTGTTGAACTATTTGAATCTATATAATCAAAAACGTTTGGGTTTTTTATTAATTCCTCAATTGGGTCTATATTAATATAATCACCTTTAAAAAACTTTGTAGTTTTTAGATCTTGTGTTACTCCAGCCATATGTAGTATTGGTGTGGTATTGTACTTATTAATATCATCTGTTGCCCAACAAAATTCAAACTCATTTGTTATTTTTGTTTTAAACCCATACATCCATAGGTTCCATAAAAGAGACCACATTTCTGCTGTCCAAAATTGTATTTGGCCTGGATTTATTGGGAATCTTTTTTGGTAGTCTAACATCTTATCATATAATGTGGTTGAATCTTTATAGATTTTATCCCAAAGTTCACAAGTTGTATTTTTGATCAGGTATTGTCCTCCACCTGAATTTTCTTGGTTTTCTTTTATTGTTTCAACATCAACCCCAATTACTTCAACCATCTCAGACATTAATTGTCCCTTTTCTGAGTTTGGGTGTTTTGATTCATATCTTTTACAACAATCCATAATGTAATCATAACCAATATATCCAATGGTATCAGATAAATAACTTACCTCATCGTTTAACAACCGATTAAATTTCGGTAGTTCCCTAAATATAATGTCCGCATCGTGTAGGAAAAATATCTTCCCATAATCAGGGTTTGATTGTATCCATTTTGATATTAAATATGGTTTAATACTTGGGATATAATGTTTTTTAACTCTATTATCAATAAAAAAGTGTGTGTTTATCCCCAAATTAACCAATTCTTTTGCCCCTTTAGATGGTTCTGTTTTACCAAGAACTAAACCTAAAACAACGTGTATTTGATTTGGGTCAATACCCTTATCAATAAAGTTGTTAACATAAAGTTTAATTTGCCAAATAAAATAGGGGACATCAGGTTGGGCAGATACAAATAAAATCTCTTTCATTAGTGAAATAATAAGTGTTGTTTTTAATAAGTGAATTTAAATTAAGGACAAGGTCCTGAATCTGAGAATGCCCCACTACCTGATATTATTGTTGGGGTGGGTAAAAGGTATCCACAACGATATTCGGAACTAGCAATACCAACCAGAAGTATTTGTAACAACCCATCACAATCTGTATAATCAAACGTAGCCCCTGCTGGACCACCCTCAAATAACCAATAAGTATTACAAGGTATTGTTGGTGTGGGAGTTGGTGTGGGAGTTGGTGTAGGTGTTGGCGTTTCTGTAGGGGTAGGTGTGGGCGTTGGCGTTGTCGGTATACAATATATTTCTTCAAATCTTTCACACCCAATTGAGTCTATTATTAATAAACCAACAGCAGGTGCGGTATTAAATTGTGGTGGTAATGTTATAGTAATAGGAGGCATTACTCCCGACCCAACATAGACACATTGATTACCATAAACATTACAACAATACGCACTAAATGGTGGGGTTAACCCTGAAATTGAAGATATTGTTATTTCGTTCATGTCTTATATACAAGTTACACAAGATATTTCATAATCAATAACCAATTTAACCGTTATTTCGGTATCTTGTAGTGGATTGAATGGTTGTAAAATACAATCCTTAGTTATTTTTTCACATCCAGATGTTAAGGTAATTCTATTTGATATTAAATCTACCGTAACATCTGTAATACCAACATATTCTTCTAATGCTGCAACAATACTATCTGACCAAACAATATCATTTGGATAGTCAGTGGCTCCTGTTGACACATAAAATGGTTGTATTTTAATGTCACCATCAACGTCCGTATAAATTGAGAATGTTGCGGAATTTATAATACAATTTGTATCACCACTAGTAAGGTCTCCAAAACCTTCCAAATACATAGACCTAATGTTCCTTACACCAATAGATCCGTTTGGTTTAAACATGTCCTCACATATTGTATGGAACATATAATCACTATATAATTTGGTTCCTAATAATGTAACCGATTTTGTTAGTGTACAACCACTACTATCAGTTATTGTTAAATCGTAAGTACCACTTGTTAGTCCAGTTATTGTTGATCCTGTCTGACCAATAACATTTCCACTCCAACTTAATGTGAATGGAGGGACTCCCGAATATATTGTGGTCGATATTTGACCATCATTACCATTCACAGGATTAATAGGGTTCAAATCAAAATACATATTTTGACTATAATTGATATAAATTGGGTAAGTTTGTATACACGCCGGAATTCCAGAATCTTGTACGGTTAAAGTATAATTACCATATAACAGGTTATTAAATATACCTATAGGTCCACTAGTTGTTGATGGATTGTATGTTGGCCCTGTTAACGTAAAGTTATATGGTAAAGTGCCACCAGTTGATACTGTAACCTCTAAAGATCCATTATTAAATCCACATGTGGTACCAACGGTTGTTGCTGTAACAGTATATTTATTAACCGAAATTATACTTGTAGTTCCTGTATATATACACCCAACTGAAGATACGGCATAAATATAAGTCCCATTTGGTAATCCGTAGAATGTTTGATTTGCATTACCAACAGTTCCCGTTTGAATAATTCCTGTTGATCCAGATATTTGTATTTGTAAATTAACGGCTGATGTTGCTCCGTTATCAACAATAATTTGGAGTGTCCCGTCGTTTGTAGAACAGGTGGAATTTGTTGTTATAGCATTTACAGAATTAAATGATCCTGGAGTGTTTAAAGTAACAGAAGCACTATAAGTACAAAGACCAGCATCCATAACATAAACATTAAACACGCCTGTAGGTACACCACTAAAGGTAAATGATGTATCAAAAGATATTCCCACTTCACCTGTTGACCCACTATAATAGTATGGTCCGGTACCTCCAGTTAGAATTGCAATAACTACACCATCATTTTGGAAACAACTTGGTGGTGTTACAATAAATCCAGCACTACCAACGGCCTGTACTTGTGTTACTGTTATCGCACTTGACGACTCACAATCAATAGGGTTTGTGATTGTTACCGTATAGGTACCAGCGGTTAAACCTGTCATTGTATCCCCTGTTTGTGACCCAACATTAGATGACCAACTATATGTATATGCCGAACTAGGCGTTAAACCAGTAATAAATATTTTACCACTTGATGACGCACATCCCGCATCATCAACAACATAATAACCGAAATTAAACGGTGTTGATGGGTTGATAATAACAGATGCCGTAATTCCCGTACACCCACCACCATCATTAGCGACTATATAGTATGTTCCGGCAGATAAATTTGTAAATTCAAAATAAGAGTTTGGTGTTGAACCACTAGACACTACATTATTTAAAATATCGTAGAGATCAAATGTTGCATTACCATAAACTCCAGAAGTGAATCCAGTTACGGTACCATTATTAAATCCACAGGTAGTATTTGATGAGTCAATTGTTGCGGTAGTCCCTGTTGAAATATAAACCGTTTGTAATCTTGATGTGGATGACCCATCTATTATTTGTAAAAAATATGTTCCTCCCGTTAAGTTCTCCGCACTATAAGATGTTGTTGATGCCGATGTTGGTAACGTACAACCAGATCCAACACATGTAACCCCAAAAGGTGGTGTATCTCCATTTATTAAAAAACTTACTGAACCAACACCTATGTTTTCACAATCACCGGTTACATTATAACCATATACATTAATATATCCCATTAGTTATTACAATATAATTCAAAGGAAATTCCTACGTTTATTTGAAAGTCGTCAGAGTTTGGTTGACAATTATTACTATATACCTGAACCAAATCATTGTCCGTATCTATATTATAACTATATCCTAATGTGAGTAAACTATCTAACACATCTTCTAACGCTACCACCCACTGAGTGTCTGTTGGGGCAGATAAATTACCAATACCATTAAAGAAAGGGTATTGTGTTAATGGAACACCATTCAATCTTATATCCACATACCATGTGGTAACAACTGATGATGGTTGACAAACAGAAGCATTTAAACCATTAACACTATAGAAGTTATCTAGAGTACTATTCAACACAACACCAAATGAGGTTGATTGTGGATCACTATTCCAAGGATATAGTGGACAAGTTACCTGTTGTATTGGGCAATCATAAACATATAGTTGTGTAGTAAGTGAACAAGGTTTACAAGGAACCGGGATAATTTGACACCCAACTTGTCTTCTCCATACAAATTTTTGTCTATGGAATATTGAATTTTCAAGTCTAACACCAGTATTCCAAATTGTGGTTGCCGGTATCATTTGTTCTACTAATCTAACCCAATAATCCCCCATACCATTTACATAATCAATCATCGTTTGATATGTAAAATTATCGTTAGGAATTCCTATAGTTTGTCCTGACTCCAAATACTTCCAATAAATAGATTGTAGTGTTGGATACCCTCCAGTTTTACCATCCGTAATGTATTGACGATTTCTAACATTTATCATATTATGCCAAAAAGTTTGAGCAAACTCAAAGAATGTTTTTTGTTTTGGTTTTGGTATAATAACTGTCCAATCTATTCCACCAATTTTTGGGTATGGGTTTGGTATATTACAAGGTGATGGTGGTGAGTAGAATAGTCCTTGTTCCGGAATTGGGTAATTATATTGTCTTGACATTGTCCAAACATCATAAACAAGACCTTGTGATGGGTTCATAAACACATCAACATTTTTTACATTAATTGTTAAACATTCTTCTCCAACAGAATAATACGCATTAAATCCACCATCAAAACTTTTTCTTAATGTTGGTTCATTATTAACCCAACTTTTTTTATTATCAATAACACTTCTTAATTTGAAACCTAAATCCATAAACGGAAATTGTTCATATCGTTGTAGATACTCCAGACCATAATTAAATGGTAAAAGTGTTGTTTGAAAATTTGGGTTGTTTCCGGTAAATGTTAAATTGGTTGGTATGAATGCTGCCGGCATTCTATGTTCTGGTGTTGATTCAAACCAACCACCACCAATTTGATAAAAATACGTTTCTGATGGGATTGGCATTTGTGGACAACCAAAATCATCAACAGGATAATCATTTCGTATTGTTGTTACATTTTCGTTTGATGTAGTTGTTGTAAATCCAGTATATTGTACTCCATGTATTGAAAATACGTTACTAGTTTCATAAACCGAAAATTGTTGTTGGTAAGTTCCTCCCGTTATTTGGAAAAATTGTTGTTGGAACTCACCCATATTAATTCTTTGGTCGGCAACATAAATATACTCGTTAAAATCAATTAACGCCTCAGGCGCACCAACCATCCTTAATAAACACTCAATAGATTTTCTTGTTCCTTTAGACTTAAATAACCAAGCGGAATTTAATATTAGGTTTCTATAGAATTGATAATTTAATTCTTCTGGTGTTTGACCTATTTGTAATCCGGCAAATGTGTTTGGTTGGTGTGTAAAGACCGCTTGTAATAATTCTTCGTTTGAAATTGGTGAAAAGTTTGTAGTCCACCCTAATGTTTGAGCTAAATTTTTAAGTAATTGTGATGGTATATCATTTTTAATTGTATAATGAACACTATTCATGTTTCCTAATGCGGTAATAAATTGTCTTGTCTCATCAAAACTTCTACCATATATTTGCAACAATTTCTCATATTTTTGATCTGGAGTGTCAAACTCTTTTAAGGCTCCTGTTGTTAAAAATCTTGAGATTATATTTGTATTGTAGGTATCTAAATTTATTGCGAAGTTATTGATCTTTATCAAATAGTTATCAAAACTAACTGACGTAATGTCCAAATTCCAAATACCACTCTTAGGGAAAGTGGCAAACGTACTAGTGATGGTATATGTCCCATCTTCATTTTGAATTGGCACTTTAAAGGTTGATGTGTAAGCCGGCGTAATTTGTCTGTTAAGTAAGAAGTTCTCAACAGGTGTAAAATCCATGTTAAACACCTTATTTACTTCATAATTGTTAGGTCTAATAACTAAATAATCGTAAGTTATTTGATTACCCTCGAAAGGATTACCATCAACAATCAACCTTAATTCTGTTGAGGTACTTGTTGTTGGGTATAAGTAATTTATAGGATACTCTATTCCATTTAAATATATGACATACTTCTTATAGTTTTCCGTCATATTTCTCAATACGGAAACCTCATTTTCTCTTAATAAAAAGTTTCTTGTCGCACTTTCAGTGTAATCAATATCAAATGGGTTTCTAATTGATGAAATACTAACCTCTAAGTAGGTCTCATTTTCTGTTTGGTTATATGAAATATTATGTGCTGTTTCTTGTGTTGAAAAAGTCGCTGTTTGTGGCGAAACTTCTAAACCAGCCGGAAAAAAATTAATAATCTTCGCTATTGATACTGAAAATCTTTTAACTAAAGAACCATATTGAGTAAAGTTCGTTACCTGAGATAAGTCATAATTAGGGTAAATCCTATAGTTTTTGGCAATTATTTCTCTTGATTCGGCAATTGTATCAATATTAATTGATTCCAAATTAATTGGTTCAGAAAACGCCCCAATAGTAAAAGTTCTATTCTGTTTTTCACTTATTCCGGTGGTAAAATTAAAATTTGCCTGAGTTAAACCACCACCAGCAACAAGTTGTACCCCAACTAAGTTGTTAGAGAACTGATTTGCTGCACTACTCTGTGGTGGACAAGTAAATTTATTTATTGCCATTATACGGTTATATTGTTAAATGCTTTTGAAAAATCAATGTTATTACCACGATCTTGTCTAACCTCATACAACAATGCGTTGAATTGGTCTTTAATTTCGTATAAGTTGTATTGTTTATATATATTATTACTAGAGTCGTAAATCGTATAGATACCATCTTCAATAGATTTGGTTTGATTACCATAAAGGGCAATTGCTAATGTCGAAATATCTTGATCTACGATTTCAATTTCAGTTGATATTGGATTAAAATATGTGTTTGTTATAATAATGTTTTGAGCCGGTTGACCAATAAATGGTGTCGCACTTGGTTTGTTTGTCGGTGATGAAGATGGTGAAAGAGTGCAGAATATTAAGTTAGTATTACCCTCAACATATCTATATCTAATTGATTTTTGTATTGTGTTTGTAAGATTTTGAACAACTGGTTCACAATAGAACGATGATGTTATAATTCTAAAGAAATTAGGTATTTTAGTCCCATCGGAGTTTAAATACTCAACTCTAAACCCAACCAATCCTTGGTTAACAAATTTATTTTTAAATTGTGTTGGAACATTTGTAATATCTATCACAATACCCTTAACATTTGGAAGTGAGGATAATACACCACAATCCGTAATGGAAGTTCTAATTTGAGCTGGTCTAATTAAAAGGGTATATATACCAAGTTTATTGAATTGGTCTGCAGGTAGTTTAAGGTTATATAAACCACCAAGTATTTCCACTGAACTACCACCTGTTGCCGTATTATTAAAATAGGGTCTTAGAACGTCTTGTGCGTTCAAAGTTGTTAGGATGAAATTTTGAGTATCATCTCTTGACTCTGTATAAGTCATTATGATTTCTACGTCCTCAGGACTAACATCACTGCCTCTTATTACACCATAGTTTCCCGTTGCCATCTTAAATTTGTTTTTTCTTTTTTATAAATAGTTATGTGGACACTTTTTTAATCGTAAAATATTTGTATCCATACTTTTCTAAATCACCCATATTATCAACTTCCCCTATTCTCATCACATTTTCTAATGGAGTGTTTTTACCCCTCTCAATATAAAGATTGGTAATAACCTCAGGTTGGTCAATAACATTTAATAAGGCCTCGTTTTTTGTTAACCCGGTCATTATTATCTCACCAGGAACATAACCATAAGAGTCAGTGACGTAAACCGTGTAATCATCATAATCAAGATAATTTACCCCATTGATTGTATATGCACTGTAAAGACCCGATGGATCAACACCCCAATAAGTTCCAACGGCTCCAGTGGTACCCGTTACTTGTATTCCTAATTTATATTTTCCTCCTGACAAATATATTTTTGGCCCAAACTGAGCAATATCATTTAAAGTGGATGTCGTATACCCACTAACCGGAAACGGCACTGATGTATAGTTGTATGAATAAAAGTCGTTAATATTCGTATTTGAGTCTCCCGAAAAGATATAATCATAACTGATAGGAGTTCCACTCCAACTGCCACCCGCAGGATAGAATACCATATTTCCTTCGGGGTTTGGGATAGTTACATTTGTGAACGGGGTGGTTACCGTTTTTTGAACTATTGATTTTCCCCAAGGAGAATTAGAGGTTAAAGTAATTGTATATGTGTTGTTTGCTGCAGGGTAAGTGTGACTGAGTGGTGAAATACCCAAAACCAATTGTTCTGGTGATCCATCCCCCCAATTTAAAGTATATGTTACCAACGATAAGAACTTTATGAGTTCAAGGTCTGAGGTGTTATAAAATATATACGTATATGGGTTAATTGTGTCTGCCGTTGTAATAAAATTATTCAACACTTCCTTTTGTAAAATAGCACCATCAAAGGGAGAATAATACCCTATATCAACAGTGCTTTCAGTTAACAAAAGATTAACAGTAAGTCCCGTTAGAAATGAAGTCCCTCCAGTATTTCCCGATAACACATAACTCATAGGTAGATAAACACCTGTAGTTCCTGTGGTAACGGTAATTGTTGTTGCTGATGTTAAACAACAAGGGTCAATAATGGTCGTTATGTCTGTATCGCCAGTATAGTTAACAAAAACGATATCTGATTTAATATTCTCAGGAGAGACTATGAACTTATATTGTTGTAATTCCATTATGGGTTAACGTATTCATACCATTTTATCGGTGTTGTCGCACCACCAACCCTAAGATTGGTTGCCGTTGAGAACACTTCGTAAGTTTTAGTGTTGTAATCTAATTTAACTTTGTAGTAATAATAATCTGCATTGTTAAAGTTAAATTTGTTTGGTGTTATTTGAGTTTGTGGTGTGTTTGTCATTTGAACAAATACTCCGAGTCTTCCGTCAAAGAACTTACCTGTCATAAAAAATTCATTAATATCAACAAACTCCCTATTTCTTAACCAATAAATAAAGAACCCTTCTTTATCTCCAATATAATCCAATACCATTTGAGGTTTTTTAATTTCCACAGGTGGTAATGTTGGTGATAAAGTTACCGTTTCAGTTAAACCTTGTTGTACGGGTAATATTATTGATAAAAATATTTGTTGAGTCTTTTCGTTGTCAGTATCATAAAAATCTAATTTAAAAAATGATTTGGTAAAAGGTTTTGAATAGTAATATACATCCTGAACCGAAAACCCTTCATTTAAATATGACATACCCCAATTGGCACTTGTAACCGTAACCGCACTAATAGGACTTGCATTATCATAAAAATTAAATTCGTAGTTAATTGAGGTATCCTGATTTAAATCAATGTTATTTGCAAATCTTGCAATTTCAAAATCATTTGCCGACCCAATAACCTCTTTTATCATTTCAACCTCATATTCCTCAATACTATCTTCACGACCTAAGAAGTCCCAAGTCATGTTGATCGGAATATTCACATATTGATCTAAATCAGCTTTTACTATTTTTATTTTATTCGCATTCATCTACTGCCGGGTCTGCTATTGTTGTTATGTTCGGTGGAACCAATCCTATTGTTGCATAATCACTTGGTATATTATATGCCTCAGGGGTAACTCTAAATATTGTATTCTCATATGGATAATGTTTTCCGTTTAAGAATGGGTAATCAACCCCAATCCCATCAGTATCTACATATCCATATGGATACTTATCTCTCCATCTAAAAAGTGCGGATAATGTTGAGTAATATGCGTAATCCGGAATACCAACAACATTAACACCACTTCCTTCCTCTATATAATCGGAGAAGGATGATATTTCTATTGGGTTGTGTGGTTGATAGAAATAACCAGGTTGATTTTCGGGTGGCAAATCATTGTCCAATATAAACCAATTTTGGTTGTATTTTATTTTATGTTGGTGTGTTGAAATAACTCTCTCTAATTGTTCAAAATCATTCCATTCACAATAATCACCATCTAAGGTGTCTCCAGTTGTTAATAACTCATTATAAAAGAATTCGGTAGGAACATTATTAAATGTTGCATCACCAATCGCCGTGTAGTAAAATGATTGTGGTATGTTAGTATTTGAATTAACATTATTTTGATCCCACCATATTTGTGGTTTTCCACCCTCCAAATAAGTGTTAAAATGCCAACCTTGTTTCATATTACTTGTCCACCCCAAATATCCTCTCCAAATTGTTGTGAAAAATAAACTTGTTAATGGTCTTCTTTGGTTGTCCTGCAATCCGTTAATATCGATATCGCAATTAAATGAAAGGGTGTATGATCTAGCGCCTTCCTTTACAGATGTTCTTGCCTTTTGATTTGGTGTTAATGGTTTAATCTCACATTTTGTTTTATCACCATAAATGTTTTGTTCAAATCCAGCATTTACCAAAACAGAACACTCAGGAGTAGTTAATATTTTATGTCTTCTTATGTAATAAGAACTTACCGTATCTGAAGAATTTGCAAGATTTATAATCCTTTTGAAGGTTCCTTGTGTAAATTGTTGGAAAGTTGTTCCTATGTATCCAACATTTGCAATATTAAATATGTAGTCTTCAGATCCCGATCCACTATCCCCCAAACTTGAGACTTGGAATGAGTCTTGCGTTCCATAACTAATTGATAGTTGGACAAATTCCCCAACACTTAATCCATGCATCATAGGACACTTAAATGATATTTCTCTTAATTGGGCGTTTGACCCATTTAAAACTATGAATGGTAATCCATCACTGGCAACCCAAGTCCAATTAAATAATGTGTTGGGTTCAACAGCATATAGTGTTTTATTGTAATCATTTTCAAATGGATAGCTCATATAATGAGACCAATTATATGTTGTCGCACTAACATTTTTAAAAAGAATGTGGTTTTGTGGTGGTATTGTATATCCCGGAACATTATTATCTGTTCTAATAAAATCAAACTCAGGGTATTGTGGAAACCCTTCCCACGGAATTGTAGTCACAAACGGGTTTGGTGGCACATTAGAGGTATTACCAGTAGTACTAATACCTCCTGGGTAAGCCAAAATAGAATTACCTAAAGCATTTGTATAATATAAGTTATCCCTAAATGGTGAATATATTGATGTCCCAGTTAAGGCATTTTCAAATAAAACCGTAAATTTCGTAACCGGCCTAAATGTTGTCGATTCTTGTCTTTCTTGGTCAAATACTTCGGCAAGATTTAAATCAACAGATCTATCAAACTCAACAAGATTTTTACTTGTTTGTTCCAAAGGCACATTTATAAACTGATCGGTTCTTGGTGCCTGTTGATATCTTTGGGTAGATAATATTATACGACTAGTTGGGTCAACCATTATTCTTGTGGTGTTTGAACATAAAGTTTATAGAATCTGTTTATCGCAGTTTTTCCATTATTTAAACCAAAGTAGAAGTGGTATGGTCCACCAACAACCACAGCGTCATCAGGTAATCCACTATCTTTACCATCTAAAACAATTCCTCCCCCTGGTTGAGGTTGTGGTATACCATTAATATCGTAATTTGCGATAAAACCTAATTCGGTTGTTTGGGTTTTATATTTTTCATTAGAACTCGTAAAATTCAAAGACTGATATTGTTTTTTGAAAAATCCCCCATTATAATCCGCACCAGCGGTATCGGTATACCAATTATTATCTTCAGTTCCAAATATGTTTTGAGCACTAACATTAGTTGGGGCACTTGGTTTGATTGACCACTTATAACTAGGGACAACTTGTGATTTAGGATATCCAAAGTTTTCTTCAATTAGAGGGGTAAAACTAAACGTTTCAATACCAGGAGATGCAATCTTTCTATATCTTAAATCGTTATCGGGTGTTTGGAAGAATAATCCCATAACAGGTTTTATGTCACTAGCGTTAGCGGCCCCATTATCTCCAAAATATATATAATCATTTGGGTTAGGTTGGGGTAAGTTTTCGGTAATAAATGGCAATACTTCCCACTCAGAATTTATTGATAACATTTGAGCCCAATCACCATCAATTCTATAGGCTCCTCTCGTACTATTAAAGAATTGTTCAATCCCTTTTCCTTCACTATTATTCCCACCTACACTTATTGGTATCATTCTTTGTCTAACACCATCATTTAATATTCTTGACAAAAACCCTAACTGAACAATATCCGAATTATCTTGATATGATGTTGATTTTAATTGGTCAGCATAATATGATCCAAAATTACCTCCACAACATATTTCATTTATAAAACTATCTCTTGGACCTAAATCAACAACCGTAGTTGGGAATTGTATTTGTTTTACATTATACCCATACCCAGGGAATACCGATAAACTTGGTAGTAATGACGTTATTGTTGGAGAATTCTTACCAATAAATTTATCTGTTACGTCGTTCCAAGGAGAAGACCTATAGTAGAAATTATTACTTATATCATTATATACGATTACATCGTCACAATAGTTATAGGTTGGGTTATTGGCAGTCAAACCGTAACTTGTTTGTTTGTTAAAATTAAACATATATAATACACCATTTACCCAGTTATTTTGAAAAACTTGGGCGAATACCCCTCTACAAGCAGCAAAGTTCATAGTGAATCTAACTTTCCATTCTAAGAACAATCTTGCGTCGTCATCAAATTGGGCTAAGTATGTTTTATTTAACAAACAATAACAACCATTTATCATTCTATTTGCAGGTATAGAGCATTGACCACTAGGAACAACACCAACATTTGAACCTGATCCGGTATAACACTCTAATGGAACCATTCCTTCACAAGATAAAGTACTTGTAAGTCCTGATGTGATTGGGTCTTGATCCGAACTTTCACCACTTGGTAAATCACCACCTGCACTTATTGTTGGTGAGTCTAACGCACCACTAGCAGCATAAACCGCAAAGTTATTATTTTGGTGAAGAGCATAACCTGTTTGGGTTTGGGTTCCATCTTCAACAGCTGTTGATGTTGGTAACCTATCACTTCTCATAACCATATTAACTGGGTTATTGAAGTTTATTGCGGGTAAACCATATCTATAGTAAGCCGGTGAATACGCAGCACTTAAATTACCATGAACATTTCCTCCATTAAACCATCCACTAAGATAATTGTAATATTGACCTATCTGACAATCTTGATCACAACTAGGTGAACTACCATTATCATTAGTATGTAAGGTCATATTAAATGGTATGTTTAAGTCCCAAGCAGCAAAAGTACCACCACCAATGTAATCAGTTTGTTGTCTAGGTAATGTAAAATTAGATCCACCAAGTAATTGGTAAAGATTGCCCCCTTGTGTTATTTGAGATATTGTCTCCCACCCTAATATTGGTGTATATGGTGCTGTATTTGAACCTGGGGTATTATCGTCTGTCGCTAAATAAAAATATGGTAAGTTTGATGTAAATCCCGAATATGCATTACCGTCAGGAGTAAATGTAAATGATGGGAAATATAAGTTAGCACTTGTATTTGTACCTGTATTATGACTTAGCGTTGCTTTACCTGCGGATGTCCCTTTAATAGGTTGGTTCATATAATACTGACCTGTAACTGATATGTTCAATGCAGAACCAAATGCCGATGTTTGTCCAAAAATTCTTGCTAAATCATATTTTATTGTTTGTGGTACCGTATTTGGGTCAACACCTCTAACAAATATACAAACCTCATATGTATCATGATTAGACATTGTTTTTATAACATCAGGAACCGTATATATGTAAGAATTATTAATGGGTATGGGTAACAAAACATCACAATCGGGTACCGCAACTTGTACGTCATGGAATAGATATGAACTTTCATAATATCCTGGAGTTGTCACTGATGATCCCGAAAATTGACTTACAGTCATACCAGTTATGAGTTGAAAATATTCTACGTCTGTTGCGTATTTCAAATAAGATTGTTCAACATTAGGGTTACCAGGTACTGGTAACTGACTTGATGGTGGTTGGTTAATCATAACAGTTGCACCTCCAGGAAAATTACTATTTCCGTTTGGATCTGCTGGGTTCGCATATTGTATAACAATCGGTATTGAACTACCTGTTACTGTTGTCCCTGTGATTGAGTTGGTTCCAAATTGATTAAGTGTTGCACCAGTTAAGTTAATTAACCTATTAGATGACCCAACGTCAGTATAATTAGGGTCTTGGAAACTACATAGTCCTCCAATACCTAATTGTGATGTGGTTCCTTGTTTCATTAAGATAACAACAACTTGATCTAAAAATGGTTGAGATCCAGGAATCTGTGGGTTAACAGTTGTCTGTATTCTATTAACACCTGTAAAATATTTATTTCTTAAATTAAACTCATTTAATTTCTGAGGGAATGTATCTGTAAGTGGATACGCAAAAAATCGTCTATCAGGGGTATTATCACCTAATTCTTTATCAGCCGCCCATAAGAATGGTTGAGGTGCATGTAATAATAACGACTCATCATTTGTGTATCTATTAGGGTCTGTAGAACTTAAAACATCATATCCCGATATTACTCGTTTAAAATCTAAAGTAGCTCTTACGGCAATTTCAACAGCTAAGTCCTGATCTCCAATTATTGTTGCAAATGATTTAAAATTTCCATTAAAACCAGGACCACAATCAAATGGATCATCGTCAGGATCACCATTAACTGTAGTCCAAATTAAATTTGGGTGATCTATATTATACGAACCAGCAGAGTTGACAGGTGCGATCACACTATTTGCTGGTACCAAAGTTAAATTATACGCCCCACTAGAGGTTGATTGTGCGGCGGCATCTATAGATTGTTGCACACTATTTGTATCAAAATCATCATCTAATTCGGCATTTCCACAATCACAATCACAACTTGTACAATCAGGATATGAAATCATCGGTAGACCAATTCTTGGGAATCCTTTAACTTTAATCGCAGCAAGTACTGCAAATGCGGTAAATGCCGCGGCTAATGCTATTTTAAACGCCGCAATGGCAATCTGAGCAATTCCCCATAATAAATTCCTTATTGTTTCGGCTAACAAACCCGCATTAACGACAACCCCAAGTCCAACACTAAGTACCCCTAACGCATCATTTATCGCCGCAAGTCCTGTTTGGATTGCCTCAAGTCCCGACACAACAGCATCATAAGTTAAAAAAATACCTAACACAATAAGAAGGTATTTTAATATAGGCCACATAAATGCAATTAAATGCGCGACAAATAAAAGCGTTAATATTGGAAAAGTTAGTATATTAATTAATATGTTGAATACGAAGAATATAAAATCAAAATTTCTAATTATGTCATTAACAGGGAACGTGTTAACATTTGATTTACACGTTCTATTATCAATTTCCTTAATTCCTAAGTGTCTTGCCCTACCAATACCATTTTTATATCGGTCAAGGAACATTGCGGTTGTATAAACTTTATTATATTTAAATTCATAAAACGTGTCTTCACAATTTATAGCTTCTTGTGGGTCATAATAGTCATCCCAATCTAAACTAAAAGCGTAAGACCTTAAAAGACTGAATAAGGCTTGTGGATATTGTGTAAATGTTAAAGTTTGAGGTTGTAATGGGTCAATAGGTGTTGCAACTATTTGGAATGTTTGTCCAGCCGGTACCGTAATTGACTCTATGGTCCCCAAATAAATTTGACCATTTATATATATCTGATAACTGGCAACGTTATTAGTTGTTAGTGGTACTAACCCTATAGTTGATCCAAACACTATTGTATTACCACTTGTTGTCCCAACAGGTAATGTTGGATAACTATATGTTGTTGTTGATTGATTTAATGGGTCAGTATTTGAAGAAACCCAACCGTGTTCCTTAATGTTAGGAACTAAAAAGTTAGCCCTTAAAAAACTACCTTGTAGTCCCTGTTCATTTTGCCATTTGAATTTAAACCTATATTTTCCTTTTGTTGGTATTCCTTTTTTAGGGTCAGTTGAGAATGCTTGTTCCCCAAATTCGTTAGTATAGATATAATCCAGATTCATTGGGACATTCGCAACAAATGTTCCATCGGCATCAATAATTTTTGATCCTCCCTCAAATGAGTATTGTTCAAGTATTGGTAATCCCAATGAGTCAGAATTTATGGTTTGTCTAATTGCCAACACCTCACCAGGACCAGCAACTAATTCACATAAGTTACCTGTATTGTTTTTTGGTTTACAACTTACTTTAAGAGCATCATCATCGGTTGTTGAGATGATTGACCCCATAAATATAGATGTGGGTTGTATGTTAATATTTGCCTGTTTTGTTAAATCAAAATCAACACGGGTAATACCCACCTGACAAAGATCGGCTTCACCCCAGAATGGACGAACATCCACATCAAATACCAAGTTTTTAATTTGTGGTAATTCCCTAAGATTTGTTGAGGTTTTAAATGTTGCACCATCAACTTGCGATTCTGTCGCTAAACCTTGTTGTATTAAATCTTGTGGTGAAAGTGAAAAACACCCCATGTCCGATAGGTCAATGTCCATTACGATTGTTTGGTTTCCAACTGGAACACCCATTATCATAAAGTCACCACTTTCATTTGTCTTAACAGTAAAACGATAATATTTATCAAAAACTTCAATATATGAAGAATCCATTAATACATCTCCCTTATTTGGAAATGATCCAGTTGATTGATGTCCCCTATATGATGGTAATTTTGGCAATAGATTATATCTATACCCCTCCTCAGTTGTATCTCCGATTGTTTTAAACGGATAAAGTTCGGCAATAAATGGGTTTAACGAATCGGCATCATCCAATGGAATAAACACAGATACCTTAGCATTTGGTAATCCGTAACCACCATTAACAAAAACCCTACCAACAACAACCCCATAATCGGCACAAAAACGAGTATATACGTCATTTCCAAGAATCTTTAAAGAAAGTATCTCTAATTGTTCCCAATCTTGTTCTAAGTTAAGGTTAATATATTTGTCAACCCCCACTTGGGTTCTTATTCTATATGATTTAGACATTAAATGCTCGTTTTTTCATAAATAGTTTATTTCCTATTTTAGAAAAATAATCTTCTTTTCAGAAAAATAAATCGCTAAGAGAAGTTTACCGTTTTTAGGTTAAGAACTCTTATGTTAATGTCCTTATTTGGATATCTAATTTGGTATATTTGTGTTGGTGTTGCAAAGATTGTATCAGCAGTTGGTTGAATCTGTTTTGTTACTGGATCAGAGTAAGGCATTGATGTTTGACTTGACGAATATTGTCCTCCAACTTGGTTAAAGAATCTAACATCGGACACACTTACAATACCATTTTCCGATTGGACTAACCTTTTTAGTTCTGATATATTAACATTTTCACCCAATTGTCTAACAAAAGGATTAAAAAAGGTTGTTACGATGTCAATAACTTTTGCAACAATAGATCCTTGATTTTGACTATTATCCAAAACAACATCAACATCAACCACCAAATCAATTGTCTCAGCCGCTTGTATTGATATATAATCGTTTATCATTCTATAGTTTGACAGATAGTTCGCAACATTTTGTTTTAGTGTGTTAGAAACAACATTTGATAAACTACCATTTAAATCGTAAGACAACATTTTAATCGTTATCTTATTATTTTCTTCAGTGATGGCAACCTTTGCTGGTGCTCCGAACTGAGATGGCATTGTTCTAATAATTGAATTATAATCATTTACCGTAACAGCTCTGTGTTGTGCGGCAAAGTTAAATGAAACCAAGTTTCTAACATCTTCTGTTGTTGGTGGGTTAGCTCCCCCAATTGCCGCAGTCACATTATTACAACTTAAACTATTAATAACACTTCTATTTACAGAATCAGATGGTCCATTTATCGCAAATGACACGGTACCAATTTGGTTTATTGTATTTATACCTAAATTACTTCCCAAACCACCACCAATTCTATATTGAACAAATAATGTTGTATTTACGGGTAAAGCAGCCCCTAAAGCTAAGTTATTTGTATATCTACTTAAATCAAATCCTTTTCCGTCACGAGCAAACTCTCTAAGTTGAGCTTCAGCAGAAATATTACCACCACCATAAGTCATTTTACAGAATCCTTCAGGGGTATACTCACTAATAAATTTTTGCGATGTTGAGATATATCTACCAACTTTAATACCAGGTTGATCCGAAACTTTAGTCGGGTCTTCAATGAATACCCTATCCTGAACTAAGGCGTCTACCTCAAACCATCTATCAGGACCTACCGTAATAAAATCTTGCGGTTGTGGAATTGTTGAGTATTGTGTCCCACTTTTTAACAATACACTTGTTATTCCTAAAACATTTTTTTCAGGTAAGAACAATTCCATATAAGGTCTATTATCATTAGGTGTAATTACTCTCTTATATACCTTTGTGATACCATTAACAACAACTTCTCTTTTTGTTATTGTATAGTTAATTAATTTACCACTAGAATCAAAATTTGGAACCTTAACCCTATTTGGTGCCCCATCACCATTTATTGGTGATGCAAAATCAATGTCGTAAACCGTTTCAAATGGTTGTCCAGCACCACTAACTTGTGACCCCCTTCTTAAAACCCCACAATATCTTAAATCTTCTCTATCACCAAAGGCCGGAACCGTAATTGAGAAATCAATTAAAGCAACAGATGGTCTTTGTCCTGGAACTTTTAAACCATACGTTCTTGCTATATTATAAACCGAAGATTTTTGTTGAGCGTATTGTAATACAGTTTCTTGTATACTTCTATCTATTTGAAAGTTTAGATTATCTGTAACAGCGGCGTTCATATCCAACATAACCGAGAATATACCCGCATCGTTAAAGTTTTGAACTAAATCGGGGTAATAAGTTTTTGTAAAATTAATTAACTCCGTCCTTACACCTTGAAAATCCCTTACGGTATAAGATATTTGTTTTTCTGCCATATAATATTAAATATTGATTATTATGAAATCACTTGATTCAAATGCCGAATCTGTAATTTTATAATCTATTTTTATTTTTGCGGTGTGCTCTAATTGACTAATGTTAGTCACCCTAAATTCCCTTTCTCCGTATTTATTTACAGTATTACCTTTATCTTCCAAACCCGCAGATCCAGGTTCTACCGTTATTGTGGTTACTTGTAGATTTGGCATATATTTACCAATAGAGTCTCTAATTTCAGATTCTATATCAGAAAATGTTGGCCCGTCTAATGGTTCAAAAATATATTCATATAATCTACTACCAAAATCAGGTAAAAAATATCTTGATCCTTTTCTTGTTAATAATAAATGAACCAAGTTACTTCGTATCTCAGCTTCAGTTGTGTTATTAACATCTAAATACCTACCATCAAATGAATCAACAAAAGGAAAATTTATACCATATGTAATACCATTATTTGCCATATCCTATAAATATAGTGTTGTATTTTTTTAAGTAAAAATTATAGAAATAAAAAAACCCTCCTTTGTGGGGAGGGTTAATAATATTTTTCTTTTTTTTAGTATCTTCTATTTCGTCTATAATAACTTTCATTAGTGTTAGATTTATCTTTAGCCAATAGTTTTGCTAATCCCATTAATAAAGCGGTAACCCCCCAACTAATTGCAAATCCCGCAATCATAGGTGCTCCAACAGTTCCAGCTAAAAGACCGCCAATTACTATTGCTGCCGGAACTCCACCCCAAGCCGCAATATTTGCTTCTCCTATTCCGTGTAGAATATTGGCAACTTTTTCTTTTGGATCCATATTCTCATCACCTTCACTCATTTCACCACCAATATTATCAGCTACATTTTGAACTGCGGCATGAGCTTCTTTTGGTGAAGTATATGCGTTGATACCCAAATCATTTAAAGACGATTCAAGTTTTCTTTTTTCGTCATCACTTAGATTAGAATAGATATCTTCAATTTTCATTTCAACTTTAGGTTTGTTAAGAATTGACTCAACATTACCAGCAATTTCATCTTGTTCTTCTTCTTCTTTAATAACCCGTCTAACAAGTCTAGATAAATCTCTTTCTGTTAATCTTACAATTTTTCCCATAATTTTTTAATTTCTTCTTCTTTTATTATATCTTTCGGATAATTGTTCATCTCCCATTCCACCGTCTTCATTATTACTTCTATTTTTGTATCCTGCAGATTGATTGCTAACACCTAATTGATTTCTTTCTATTCGAATAGCATATTCTAAAGCCTGAAGATCTTTTTCAATATCGTCGTTATTTCTAGATCCCAAACCACCACCGTTTGATTCTAAAAATTCACTAACAGTGTCCATTGCACTTTTAGTTGAGGAGTTACCTCCTATTTCAGATTGGTCATCCATTTCATGGATTGCTCGTCTAACTAATCTTGATAAATCTCTTTCTGTTAATCTTATTGTTCTTCTCATAATTTTTTAATTTACATATAAATATACCATTAAAAAAAAAAATCACTAATTTCTTAGTGATTCTTGTATATTTTTACTTCCTTTTTGATAAATAGGTTCGTAAGGGCAATGTTTGCATTTTGATCCGCAACAACTTCCTCTTTTTATATGGTATGATTCTGTCATAACAAATCTACCATTATCATCTTTATAAAAGTCAGGTTCAGGAGACTTCTTTTTTGTTATCTCCTGAACATATAACTGTTGTATCCAATCGTTTGATGAATTTACTTTCATTATTAAGCAATTTCACACCCATTAGCCCCACAAGCAATCTCTCCACGCAAATCGGTATTATCTTGAAGTTCTGTTATTTTTGTAAGGTCAACATTTTTTAATGTTTTAACCAATCTTTCAAAATCCTCTTCCGTACAATCCTCAAAAGGTGCTTGAGTATAAGTTCCCCCATTATAAGGTAATACGGACAATCCATTATATGCTTTTCGATTATCCCACATCCATTCACCAACTAAATCCCATTCATCTTCTTTAATTGAAACTGTTGCCGATACATTATGAGTATTTTGTCCCGTTCTATGTCCTGGTCTAACCCATTCTTGAGCTACCTTCTTAACACGTTCTAACATTTGGAATACGGATTCATGTCTTATTATAGCCCCTTTTGGTGCTTTTTGTGGTATACCAATAACGGCAGTATCGTGAGGTCTAAAAAATTCATCTTCAACCAATTCGGGGTGGTTATTTAACAAGTAAGGGTATATAGACTCGTTTTTTCCAACACGGATTCTTCTGATGTAGTAATCATTATGCCAAGCGTGAATACCAGAAGATGTTCCTAACACCAAAGATGAGGTTCCTGATGGTTTAACGGTGGTTGATCTTGCGGATTTATTAATACCAATTAATTCGGCAACTCTCTCGTTTTCTTCGTTCACTACCTTAGCGGCCTCTTTCATATCATACCCTAAAACAACTCCAGACCCAATGCCTGTCATTCCGATACCAATAAGAGCATCTTTCTCGGTTGTTCTTTTCCATACATCTCTTAAGTAATGGAAGTCGGTATATCCCGCTTGTAATGTTCCGATAAATGCCGCCCCCTTAACTCTCTCATTAAGATCTTCTTGTGATTCAATATCTGACGCATTTACTTCACATAAATTACAAAATTGATTTGGTCGTAGCGCAATTTCACAACACGGATTAGTTCCATAATCTTTATCGTTTGATAAATAAATTCCCGGTTCTCCCGCTCCTGACAACTCAATACGTTTCCAAAGACCCATAAAGAATTCTTTAGTTATTTTGTGACGAAGAAGTACTACTGAGTTATTTGCTCTACCTCTTTGTGGATTTTGTTCCCACCAATTTCCTGATTTACAAGAAATCATTTCTTCATCATCTGCACTAAATAAGCTAATGAGTGCCGCTCTACGAATTCCGCCCGCTAATACCGCATCAGCAATATGACATATAATATCGTGAGTTTCTATTGGTGTTAACCTTTCACCATCTTTTTTAGAATCCAAAACTTTTGTAATGTTGTGAATACAATCTTTTAGTGGTTGAGGTCCTGGAGCCTTACCACCAGATGTTACAAGCATCGCACCTTTTTGTCTAATATCTGAAAAGTCAAATATGGGAGTTGATGATTTATATCCCAAATAAGATTCCATTAACACTTTAATTGAGTCTGCCCATCCTTCAATAGAGTCCCCAATTAGGTAACGTCTTGTTCTTGTTGGGTTTGGCCTTTTAATTTCAGGTAGTTTTTCAACGTGATGTTTTTGAACTGAGAATCCAACACCTGTTCCACCTAATAATAGGAACATTGTTTCAGAAAAAGAATCTACGTGGTCAATTGGCGTGTAAGCACAATTATAAATTCTATTTGGTGAAATCTCAATCGACTTACCCCCAAATTGTAAGGATCTCATTGATGGAAGAATTTTCTTATCATACACCATTTTGTATACTTCCTCAATATCGTTTTTAATATGTGGGTATTTCTTAATATGCATATCCTTATTTCGTGTAACTAATTCTTCCCATGTTTCCCGTCTATTAAGTTCGGGAACAAATTTAGCGTATTTCATATACACTGTAATGTCACTCAGTATTCTTTGTGAAACGTCCATTTTTTGTTTAATTTTTAAAATTTAATTATTAGTTGAGGTCTTTTCGGTTTCCCTCTGTCTCCTTTTTTCAAAGACTTCCTTAACTCTCTGTCTTTGTCTTTCTTCCTTTTGTTCTTCAATACCTAAGAACGTCATTGAACTTTCAGTGTCAATATCTATCATTGCGTTATCAAACTTACAATTTTCAAACACAACCCCATCGTCACCGATTCTTGATTTTGTTATAGCTATTGTCGCCAACTTCAGCTCCTTTTGTTGTAGGGTCTTGGCCACTGAAATAATTACGTGTCCAACTTGTGCTTTTTTGATGGATCCCCCCATTTGATCTGTAGTTACGACCTCTGATGAAATAGACGCTCTATTACCTTGAGTTGCTGTCCATCCTACCAAATTAAGTTCGTGACACATCGCCTCAAATCCCCTCATAACCGATCCTTCACTTTTCCATTCGTCACCCAAATTCTTATCCGGAACAACACAATCAATGTAATCCAACACAACCATATCAATCTTAATCCCATCAGCAACCATCTTTCTAATTTGATTTTTTAATTGTAACATCGTTACTGTGTCCGATGGCAATTTTTTCATAATTAGTTTGTTTGGCATACTATCTTCAATCTCTCTAACTTTAGTCATTACCTCTTCTTTTCTCTCTGACAAATCATCAGGGTGGATTTTTGTCCACAAAGTGTAGTGTTTTCTCTGTATTATTTTTGGATTATCCTCAAAAAACACTTGGAGAACGTTATTACCTAAGTTAAATGCGTGGTTGGCAATCTTAGTTAAAATCGTAGACTTACCCACACCTGTTGGTGCTAAAATAACTCCAATTTCACCTCTTGCTAAACCACCTTTCAATAGTCTATCAATACCTGGTATTCCCATTGGAATTGGGTGTCTATAATCATCATCAAGAACTTGTTCAAGATTTGAAAATACATTCATCATTGATGTGTCTTTTGCTCCCACTTGTAATGCCTCTCTAACCAATTCTTCAAGAGTGTCATAATTTTCAAACTCACCTCCGTCAATAATCTTTTGAGCCTTACCCATCACCTTTTGAAGTTCCTGTTGTTTACAAAACTTTAACGCCTTTTCTTGGACAAAACCTACACCATCGATAGGTGCGTCTTTAATCTTCTTAATAGTGTCAAGAACAATTTTTGACGCAATTTCTTGTTGTAGTTCTGATTTTGTAACCTGTTCAAGTGTCTCAAAAGATGGTGTGTGATCAAACTTAACATAATACTCTCTAACCATCTGTATTATTATTTTGAAGTATTTGTTTTCAAAATAGTTGTTCTCTATTACATCGATTATTGAGTGTGAAAAATCCTTATCTAATATAATTTGATTTAGTAGTTGTAACTGAAATGTGTTACCTAAATATTCAAAATTTTTGCCCGTCGCCATGTTTTTTTTCCTTTCGTTTGTAAAGATAAATACTATTAGTTTTTAATAAATTCTGGATATAAAAAATTAAAATCTTTACCTGAAAAAATGTCAGTAAGTGTTGAGAGTATGTTTTTCAACTTGGGTCGTAGGTCAACGGTATATCTCACCTTTGGAGGGTATGCTTTAGCGTTAAACGCTCTATGACAAATTGTCAGGTCTCCCAATTTAATTAGTAAATTAAAAACCTCATCACCATCCGTAATTGACGTGTTTAATACTTCAGGATTTTCCGTAATTTCATATTGATTATCTAACATATAACTAACGGTTCTCATCTTTAGATTATGTTGAAGTTCTGCGCAAAACACCCTTATATAGTCGTAAAACTCCTCAGATTTGTGGGCATTTCGGTTGAAATTCCTAACATTAAAGAATCGTTGGACAACGATATTATCATTACACATTAACAAAAACTCTAATTTTGTTATTTCTTGTTCTTTCATTTTTTTGTTTTACTTTTGTTTTTAAAATTTGTTTTTTCTTT